AATATAACCGTGAACACGGTTACAGCCGACGCAAATCTTCCGAACCTAATAGTCGAATCATTACAGCGCTACAACCTTATTAGCGGGCCGGTAGACGTCCAGATCGCCGCGTAATATGGCGACCATAATAACCGGCGGGAACTATGTCCTCGAAATGGATACCGGCTTCGGCGACGGCTTCACTTTAGACGACTTACAGCAAGGAGTCCTTAATAATACGACTTACGTCCTAGACGGTGTCGATCAGTTCTCCGAAATCACGGCACAAGTTACAGCGATCCGAGCGTTCAGAGGAAAGAAGAACGTCCTAGATTCGATCTCGCCGGGAACGATGGTTATTCAAGCAATAGATCCGAGTCGCTCTTTCGATCCATATAACGAGGCGTCCGTCTATTATGACGAAACGGACGACACTCCCGGCCTTTCGCCTCTGCGTCAAATACGGCTCTCGCGTAACGGAGAATACTTATTTAAGGGTCGAGTCGTGGACTTCGCTTACGACTACGGGACGGCGTTTACTAAAAACGTCCCGACGGTTACGATCACTTGCGCGGACGATCTTTTTCTATTGTCGAATACGTTTCTTTCGGCGTTCACTCCATCGGAAGAATTATCTTCGGCGAGAGTTACGACAATTCTCGACCGTCCAGAAGTTAGCTACCCGGCCGGGACTCGCGACATACAGACGGGAACTACGACTCTCGGCGCTTATGCGATCTCAGAAGGAACTTCCGTCGCTCAATATCTACGCTCGATCTCTGACGACGCGGAAGCGGGCCGCGTCTATGTTTCACGCGATGGGGATCTGACGTTCGATTCTCGAATCGGGAACACTCTTAGCGGGCCGAGCGTAATCTTCAAAGACGACGGAACAGAAACGGCTTACTCTGGGCTCTCGATCGACTACTCAACGGATCAAGTTATTAACCGGGCGACCGTCGAGCGCGTCGGCGGAACAGCTCAAACAGACTCGGACGCGACCTCTATAACGCTCTATCAGACTCAAGCCGTATCTAAAACGGGATCGCTTCTCTCAACGGACGCGCAAGCTTTAGCGCTCGCCGAATATCTTTTAGCACCAACTCCGGAGCCGCGTTTCTCAGACGTTCAAGTTAGTTTCTCGGCGCTAACTACATCCGAACGAAACGCCGTCGCGATCCTAGAAATAGGCGACACGATCCAAATTACCCGCTCTTTTACTTCTGGGAGTCCGGCGAGCATTACCGAAGAACTAGCGATCGAAGGATTAGAGCATTCGATAGATCCTCGGAACGGTCATAAAATGCGGATCTACACTTCCCCGACGTCGCTCGTCTATGAGCTAATTTTGGACGATAGCACGTTCGGCCGTCTCGATGCCGACAACGTGCTAGGCGCATAAGATAGGATAAAATTATGGCAACAAGAGAAAGCTTCAACTCCGGAGACGTGCTTCTCGCTTCCGAGCTTAATAATATGGCCGTCTCGATGATCGCTCTAAACGCTCAAACGGGAACAACATATACAACCGTTTTAACAGATGACGGAAAACTAGTTACTTGCGACAATGCTTCCGCGATCACTTTAACTATTCCACCAAATTCGAGCGTCGCATACGGAATTGGGACTCAAATAAACATTATGCAACTCGGAGCCGGTCAAGTAACGATCGCCGCCGGAGCCGGCGTAACACTTCGAAGCGAAGGATCTAAATTAAAATTAAAAGGACAATATGCCGTCGCGACTTGCGCAAAAATTGCGACCGATACTTGGGTCGTCATCGGTAATCTTTCGGCTTAAATTATGCAGATTCTCGCCGGAGTCGGTGCACCTTTAGCGCCTCTAGTCGTTAATTATTTAGTCGTCGCAGGCGGCGGAGGCGGCGGCGGAGCAAGTTCACCGGCTTATGAATGCGCCGGTGCCGGTGCAGGCGGATTACGATGCACAGTTACAGCTACAGGCGGCGGCGGTTCTTTAGAAAGTGCTTTAACACTAACGGCGAGCACTAATTACACTTGCACTATCGGCGGCGGCGGAGCCGGTTCTTTCACAACTACCGGCGCAAATGGTTCAAATTCAGTTTTTAACACGATCACATCAAGCGGCGGTGGCGGCGGCGGCGGCGGTAGTGCTAATGGTGCGGCGGGTGGTAGTGGTGGCGGTCGAGGTCAAGGAAGCGCCTCAAGCGGTGCGGGAACAGCTAATCAAGGATACGCGGGCGGTAATCAAGGCGGCTTCTTAGGTGGCAACGGCGGCGGCGGAGCGGGCGCGATAGGTGGTTCGGGTGGAGATAATGGCGGCCCCGGTGGTGCGGGAGTTTATACTTCGATCTCCGGTTCTAGCGTTCCGTATGGCGGCGGCGGCGGCGGTAAAACACATAGCAACGGCACTAATCCGAGCGCCGCGCCGGGCGGCGTCGGCGGCGGTGGAGCCGGCGCATATAAACAGTCAGTCGCTCCGGTAGCAGGAACAGCTAACACCGGCGGCGGCGGCGGAGGCGGCGGAACAAATACATACACGGGCGGCGCAGGTGGAAGCGGCGTAGTTATTCTTTCCTATCCATCTGACTACTCAATTACCATCGGAGCAGGCTTAACGGGTTCGACTATAACTAGCGGAGTTAATAAAATAACTACATTAACGGCCGGCTCTGGAAATGTTTCGTGGTCGTAATATGGCACACTACGCACTATTAAAAGACTCGATCGTCGTTCAGGTAATAAGCGGAGTCGATGAAAACATCGTTCAGAAAGACGAAAACGGTAACGAAGTCGGCGGATCGACCGAAGCTTGGGAAGCTTTTTATTCATCTCAAGAATGGCATCGTGGCCTAGAATGCAAAAGGACTAGCTATTCGGGATCTATTCGGGGTCGTTTCGCCGGAATCGGATTCACATATTTAGAAGACGCGGACGTCTTTATCACGCCAAAACCGTTCGAATCGTGGAAACTAAATTCTTCCTACGAATGGGAAGCGCCAAAACCTTATCCGAACGACGGATCTAGTTACTATTGGAATGAAGACTCTCAAGAATGGATCAAATTTAATGAACTCTAAATCTAAAGCGATGCTCTCGTCTTATCTTCGTTCGGCTATCGCCGCCGTTCTTGCCGTCGTTTCGACCGGGAATTATTCTCCAGAGGATCTAGCTAAAGCCGGACTCGCGGCGCTTCTTCCGCCGCTTATGCGATGGGCTAACTCTAAAGATCCGGCGTTCGGACGCGACTCCACGAACTAAACAATGGTCGCAAAATATACGGGATTCGACGGCAACGTCAAAGGGCCTCGTCCGACGATGGACATCTGGATTAGAAACGCCGTCGAAGTCTCCGGGCTAAAAAACTTAGGATCTTGGGTAGTGCGCGACGTTCGCGGCAAAACGACGCCATCCGTTCACGGAACCGGCCGAGCCGTCGATCTTGGCTTCACCGGGCTAAAAGAAGGCCGTAAAAAATGTCTCGCTCTTATAGATCTTCTTATCGCTAACGCCGACGTCTTAGGCGTCGAACTAATTCTCGACTACACGCCGAAGCCATTCGGCCGAGGATGGAAAGCCGAGCGCGGCACTTGGCAAAACTACGAAAAGCCGACGATCTCAGGCGCTCCCGGCGGAAAGTGGATTCACGTCGAAGTCTCGCCGATTCTTCTAGGCAATATGAGAGCCGTAAATCAAGGATGGAACGATCTTCGAGGGATCGTCCCGGCGACCGTATGAACGACGTCGTCCTAGTGGCTCTGATAGGTGCTTTCGGCACTATTGCGGCCGGGCTTCCGGCCGTTCTAATAGAGCGAGCCAGACGCGAGAATAACGGCGATCACGCGATCGTCAGGCGAAAACTACGCGAACTCGGCCTCCAGATCGAGAAGGTATCTACCAAAATCGGCTCCGTAGATGGCAAACTAGAAGAACACTTAAACAGCCACAAAGACGGGGATTCGAATAGTGAACTTAATCGACGAACTAAGAGCGGAAAGTAAATCGCAAGGCACAAACAAAAAATCGAAGATCGAAGTTTATTTAGAATCTCTCGATGCGAAAACTCGTAAAGAATGGGTCTCGATTCTTGTCTCTTACGATCATTCAAATAGAGCTATCACGAAAGTTTTAGGCAAGCGCGGCGTTAAAGCTTCGAATAGCTCCGTTCAAAACTTTAGAGCGAGACTTCGAGAGGCCGCGAGTGTCGCTAAAAAATGAACTAAACGACGCTACAGAAAACGAGCAATTACGCGAAGCTTTACGTCGTGCTTTACAAAACGAAGCGAAACTCAAGCGCCGAACCGATGATCTAGTCGAAGCTATCTATCGCGGAGCCAGAGACGCCGCTCTCGCTTCTGGACGACCTAAACCTCTGCCAAAAGTTAAACGTGATCGTCGATTAAGCCGAGGCGAGATCGCTCTTATTCACAATACGGACTATCAAGCAGGCAAGAAGACGACAACTTTCGATCTAGGCGTTCTTAGAAGCCGAATAGATCTCTTTACCGAAAAAGTTATACACCTTACCGACATCCAGAGAGCGCACCATCCCGTGAGAGAGGCCGTTCTTATGATCGGCGGAGATATGGTCGAAGGCTTAACCGTCTTCCCCGGTCAAAGCTACGAAGTCGAAGCTCACCTATTCGAGCAACTCTTCGAAGTTACGACAATTCTTGAAGCGATGATCCGCAAGCTCGCCGCCAATTTTGAGACGTTTCGCGTAGTGTGCGAATTCGGTAATCACGGCAGAATCGGAAGAAAAGGCGATCTCCCATCCGCCGACAATATCGACCGAATGGCCTACCGGATCGTCGAAGACAAAGTCAAAGATCTAAATATCGGATGGCAAGCCTCCGAAAACTTCTACCAACTCGTCAAAGTCGGAGACGCCTATCGCGCTCTATTGTTTCACGGCGACGAAGTGAACTCTTACGGCGGAGCGATCCCGGCTTACGGAATCATTAAAAAAGTTAGCGCTTGGGCTTCCGGCGTTCTAGGCGAAAGCTTCACGGATGCCTATTGCGGACACTTTCATAGCGTAATGACGCTCCCTCTTCCGAACGGCGGCCGAGTCTTCGTAACGGGCTCTCCAGAGTCGGACAACACTTACGCGAAAGCTTTCGTCGCGGCAACTTCGCGACCATCTCAAAGACTTCACTTTATAGATTCCGAAAAGCCGAGAGTAACGGCCGAATATGTCGTCTGGCTCGACTAACCGTAACCTCGATCAACTCGTCGCGGTAACTTGGGCCGACGCGCATTCGTTAGAGACTTTCGACTGGAAATCTTTAGATTCGCTCGATCTTAACGATGGCGACTATCTGATCGTTTCGGTCGGATGGATG